CGAAAGATTAGCTAGCCTTCCAAGGCTAGTTTACAACAAGGAGGTCTGTATGGTTTCGACGATTAACCGTTCGAGGTCGTCCGGGGCGCTGGTTACGCAACCAGCTGTAACGGGCATTTGGAGGAATACTCCACAGCCCTACGATCACGCTTGGGTTCTCCCAGGCGCGTTCGGCACCACCGGACTAGTCAGGACTGTCGAAGATCATGCCGGGGTTAAACCTAAGCTAACGCTCAGGAACCCGGTAATCAACGACTTTGTTCTGACGACCACCTCACGCCAGCACGGTGGCGGTAGTCTCGTGGTCGGTCCCCATTCTCAATGGGGCGGATTCACGATGACAACCACCGGTGACTGGACGGCACTCGTCGAAGCGAAGAAGCCTTGGTCAGGTCCAACTGACAATCCTGTCAGTCGGCTCATGTCCTTAGCCCTAACGCGTGCGTACGCGAAAGCTAAGGACACACCTGTCATGGCTGGAGAAATGTTATCCGAGATGGATCGCACTCTCCGCATGCTTCGCAGACCCTTCTCGCACTCTGTTAAGTTGCTGACCAAGATGAATCAGCGACGTGCGAGAAGTGCTACCCGCGGTGCTACTGCAAGCTCGAATGCTTGGCTTGAGTATCGCTACGGGTGGCGCCCTCTCATAAGTGACATGAGGGAACTCATGACACTTGCAACTAACCAGTTGCGCTCACTTGAGAGGTTCCTTGTTGCCAGGGCATCTGAGGAGTGGAAGAACGAATCGTCCTTCTCCTTCACAGATGCCGACCTTGGCGTGTCCCTTGCGGGACAAGGTAACGTCAAGGCCACGGGATCCTGTACCGTCGTAAAGACGGTCAGGGTCGGAGCTGGTGTCTGTTACATAGCATCTTCGATGCTACCCACGGATGCTTTAATGAAGAGTCTTAGCCTTCGCGGCCGAGACATACCTTCATTACTGTGGGAACTGACACCTTATTCGTTCGTAGTGGATTGGTTCGCAAATGTCGGTCAATGGGTGCAGGCTGTTGTGCCTGATCCGTCGTTGTCCTTTACGGGCAACTGGGTTACTGTGATTGAGAGAACCGAAGTTAAGTACTCTTCCGGCACTCTCAAAGAACAGCACACCTCACCGGCGACGTCTGCGGTTGGGTCGTATGGCGGTTCCTCCATGTTATGGGAAACTGTCAGACGCTACCCTCACCAACCACTGCCAACAACACCTGTGTTGAAAGGAAAAGCCCTTTCAATACAACAGACTGCTGATGCGCTGTCCTTAAGCCAGCTCCATATCATGAAGCTTCTTAAGGGTCTCCGTCATTAGCTGGAGGTTATCATGGGACTGAAAGAGATGTCCTTGCTCACTGGTGCGACAGTTGCCGCATCAGGAGGGTCCGCGCTGACGTTCGCCGAAGACGGCGTACGTGTGGCTAACGGTATTCATCTGATCGTACCGTCGGACGAGAACTACGTAACGCGGAGATCCGCGACCGTAAAGTATCGTCCGCCGACCTTCGATCAGGTGACCGGCTCGTACTCCAAGGATAAGAAAAGCATCAGCTTGACTCGTCCTGTACAACTGGAGAACGGACGCATGGTTTTCTGTGTGATCCGCGTCGAGCGTGAAGTGCACCCCGAACTCGCTGCTAGCGAAGTGCTCGAGCTCAACAAGCTCGCGGCACAGATGCTGGTGGACGCAGACGCGGCTGCCTTCTGGGCCACCGGTGCCCTGTCGTAGGGTGCCGGCCTTCACCTTACAAGACCATGGAGGTGTAAGATGCGCAAGACCCGTAAGGACGGGAAGATCTTCTCGTCCGACCTGATGATGCGTAACGTTGCATCATCTCTCGTCAGAGACTTCCAGAACGCATTGGGTGATCACGAGTTTTGCAGTGGCTACCGCTCGTTACTTAAAGGCGGCGCCATACCCGTGGTACGCAGTGCGACTCCTGCACCTAGTGAAGGGATGGATACGTATGCTTACAAAGCAATGTATCAGATCCAGTCACTATTTAAGAGGTATAGGTTCAGTGATGATACCTATTCAGACGAAGAGCTAAAGGAGAAGTCAGTTAAGACATTCCTTGAAACTCAGAGTCGGCTTCGTACATTAGACCTACAACACGTTGATAGCATAACTCAACGTGTGGTCGATTGTGCGAAGTTGTACATTTCCAAGGTTCTTGGAAAGTACAGCGATGAAGAACATCGCAACCTCTGCAGGTTTGGAAGACGAGCGTCGGTAGGCATACCTGCTCGTGACGCTTGTGAAGCGGCACGATGGGAGCTGCCTATTTCCGGCTCTCAAAGTCAAATTTCTTGGTTTGACTCAGAGATGAGTCAAATTGCTTGCGTCCAGAGTTACTGGGCGAGGCAACTCGAAAGTGATCCTCACCGATCCATCTACCAAGAAACTGACTTCCTGACACTGACGCTAGTCCCGAAAACGTTTAAGTCTCTACGGAGTATTATGCCGAACACGACCATCGGCTCTTATATGAGCTTTGGTCTCGGCAACATGATCCGCAAGAGGCTCAAGAGGGAAGGGTATGATATCTCAAAGCTTCAGATGAAGCATCGATATTATGCCCAATCAGCGTCGATCCATGGTCAATGGGTCACCGCTGATTTGTCAAGTGCGTCTGATTCAATATCAGACGACCTTGTTCGCCTGCTATTCCCAAAAGACTGGTATTCTATACTCAGTCAATCAAGGATAGCTCAGGTGAAGCTACCTGACGGTTCCATCGTGCAGAGTTTGACACACTGTACGATGGGGGTCGGGTATACATTCCCCCTGCAAACGTTAGTCTTCCTAGCGCTGCTCAAGGCAATCGACTTCGTCTGTTTTCCTAGACGAGGCGACCGAGGTTAGTCTCTGTGTATGGTGATGATCTTTTATATCATCGTCGTATCCACGATACTGTTCTCCACGTCTTTACAGCCTTAGGATTCGTCATCAACGTCGATAAGACGTTTAGCGACGGGTCCTTTAGGGAGTCCTGCGGTGGTGATTACTACCGTGGGGTGGACGTTAGACCGTTCCAACCACAGAACGGTCAGACGGTTGTAGGCTCAAAGGCCTACGAGGCAATGCTCTACAAGTGCATCAACGGTTTGTTGATGCGCTGGACAGAGCATGAGATACGTGGAACTTTACATTACCTGGTCACTGAGTTAGAACGTATCGCGGGCGCAGTTAAACGCGTTCCGCCGACGTTCCCAGACGATTCAGGTGTAAAGTGCGCGGGGTTGTGCGTTCCGTCTTTCTTGGAACATCACAATGTTAGCCACCCAAAGCATGTTGGCCATGGAATGTTTCGGTTCCCGTATCTTCGTTTTATAACGGAGACAAAGGAGGAAACACGACATGAGCCATACCTTTGGTTATGGTTGCATCACGGCGTTTTTGACTTACCTTGGCATGAAGGTAATCCAATTCGTCGTGACCCGTCTGAAACGCCAACACAAAGATTAATCGATCTTATCGTTGGCGTTAAAGACACCGCTGGACCCTTTATTCTCAAAGAGTCCGATCCACATTCTCGAGTCCGATCTTGCTTGACAGGACTCCGCCTACGTCGCGTATCGACTCATGTGGCGATCAGCCATACAGGTCGATATGTGCGTCAGTCCGGTATCTCAGGG